GCCGCGCGAACGTTGTCGCCCGCTTCTCCGCCAAGCTCACCGGATCGCCCTCGCCATCCACATCCGCAGGAAAAGCGTCGATCTCATCCATGAAGATGTAGCGGCACGGCGTTGAGCGCAGACCCGTCGCGCTGTTCGCGCCGGTCAAGAGCATCATTCCGCCCGCATACTCTTTGCTGAACATCGTGTTGCCCGAGTCCCGGCTGCGGCTCGGCGCGATCTTTGCTGCCAGGCAGGGTGTCTCGGTGATCAGGCTCTCCAGCCGCTGCTTGCTCAGTCGCTTTGCCATCTCCACCGTCGGCTGCACCAGCAGCATCGGTCCAGGCGCGTGGTCGATCACATAGCCAAGCCAATTGGCGCCGCTCTCCGTCTTGCCCGTCTGCGCCGCGAACATCATCACCACTCGCTGCACGTTGCTTGTCGTGCTCAGGCAGTCCATCGGCTCCCGCAGGTACGGCGTCCGCCCAGTGCGCCACGGCCCAGGCTCCGCGCTCGCCTTGCTGCTCAGCCGCCGGTACTTGTCCGCCCACTCGCTCACCGTCAGCGCACGCTCAGGCCGCAGCCCTTCCATAAACGCCGCGCGCCAGGTGCTCACGGCTCCACCTCCATCAGTGCCAGCAGCGCGTCCCGATGCTCATCGCTCAGCAGCTGGTGGATCACCACCGGGTCGGTCTCACCCGCCAGCTGGTGGCTCAGCCGATCGGCCAGGTTGCTCAGCGCTTCCCTGATGCTCCGGCCCACTTGGAACGCTTCCTTCTTCACCTCATCCGCTGGCACCAGCTCCTTGCGCTGCTGCGCCACCTGCAGCTTGCTCAGCTCCGCCTGGTAATGCTCACGCCGCGCTCGGCTTTCGTTCAGCTCCGGGATTGCATCGTCCGGCAGCGCCTCGATCGCACGCTTCAGCTCCCGCGGTGTTGCCGGCTCCACCGGATCCGCCTGGCTCACCTTCGCGTTATGGGTCGCCTTCGTGTTTTTGCGCCACAGCTCCAGCGCCAGATCACGATCAAGCCAACGCTTGCCGTCCTTCTCGACAACGGCCGCGCCAATCCTTGATCTGATCGCTGCAGTGACCGCCGCCTTGGAGCATCCCTTGATGGCGGCGAACTCGGAAAACGTGACGAGCACTAAGGTTTTGGCTCTAGCGTTAGTTAACTCAGCCTAGTTAACCAGTTAACCGCCGGGGATCCTATGCCCTTTTGTCTCACGGTGAGACCCGTTAGGTACCGATGAGACCTGTCGCTAGATGATGCGCGCGGTTCGAATACACCCGCATCCATGCTTTCAACAGGGACCCATCAACGACCACGCGCAGCCTGGTAGGCCAGCTCACGCTCCAGGGCAGAGCGCAGGTGCGGCCCGAAGGTGTTGCGGTATGTGCTGTCGAGGATCTTCTGCACGGGGAAGGTGGGCTGGTAGCGGGGCTGGCGTGTGACATAGAACGCGGTGTGGAAGCCACGGGGCAGGCCGCCACCCTTGGGTCGCTTGCCGAGACGGGCATAGATGCCAAGAGGCAGGCCGCCAGGTGTGCCCACGAAGTAATCACGCTGCGAGCGCTTGGACTGGCTGCGCTTGGCGCCTGACACGTTGGCGGTGTAGCCCTGCTCTCCGAATGCCTTGAGGCGGCTCAGCACCTGGGTGTAGGTCGCGCCTGCGAGGTTGCCGTATGCGTTGAGCTTGAGGGGTGTCACGCCCGTGGGCACGATGAAGCTGCCAGCAGGAAGCACACCAGAGGCGCTCAGCTGCCGCTCTGTGGCCTTCTGCACCCGTGTGCCACCACCCACCATGGGCTGGAGGTATTTGGCCGCTGGCGTGCCCTTAGAAGCGAAGTCTTTGAAGCCCACCCATGCCTCCAGCTTCTTGGGGCTGGCGTACCGCACGAACGTGCTGTTCATGGTGAAGCGGGTGGGCCGATCCACATAGCGGGGCGTCTGCGCCTTGAGCGCCACCTGCGCCTTCTGGGCGCTTTGGGTCATGGCCTTGGCGATTGCCCATGGCAACTGCTTGGTCATGGCATCCGTCCAGCGGATGGCCGTAGGCAGCTCTGACTTGATGTCGAGGGTGATGGATGCCATGCGCCAAGGGTAGGGAAGCCGGCCGGCCTCAGCCAGTGAATAGGGGTGAGATCAGGCTGTGACAGCTGTAACGCGGTGTAACAGGAGGCGTTACACCGAGATCCCCTGCAGCACAGCAGCTTTCGGCCCCTTGTAACGATGTAACACCTTTTTATAAATAGAAGCATTAGCAAGCAGCAGAGAGAGAGAGGAGGGGGGTGTGTGGGTGTCTCTGTATAAGGGTGTGGCTATGTCCGCCGAAAACCGTTACAGCGTTACAACAGGGACAAATCCCTTGCGGCGCAACGAGTTACGCCGTTACAAAACCCGGTTACAAGTCCCCAATCTGTAACGCCACAGCCCTGGAAACGGCCCCGCAACCCCTGAAACGCGTCGGCCCGGCCTTGGTCGCTCCCTTCAACCTGGACAGGAGCGTGCCCCAGCTGTGGGACCACTGCGTATCGCGGAGGATGGTGGCGACGGCCTCGGCGGTGTTGCTGATGTAGAGGGTTTTGTCATCGCTTTCGACCCTCAGCCCATGGCGCTCCAGCGTGTCCTTCGCCTGCCTGGTCTCCACGTCACGATCGGAACGGTGATGGGCTGCGATCTCCACCAGTTCGCCAAGGGTGCGGGTGAGGGTCTTTTCGTCGGTCTCGACGCGCACCTGGTACTGAAGGATGCGCTGAAGGCATCGCTGCTCATCGGGCACCTCAGTGGTCTGGCTGTAGGGCTCCCAGTCGTTCTGGTCGATCAGTGCTCGGGCTTCATCGTCTCTCGCCACTTGGCTCGACATGAGCGACCACGCGCCAGCGAGAAGCGTGCCGTACTGATCACCAAGGCGTTGAGAGTCGAAGCGCTCAGCGGCCACGCGAGTGAATACCCGCACGCTGGCTCTGATGGTTGGGATCAGGTTGACGGTGCGAGCGATGAGACGCCGGGCGATGTCTTGGCTGATGTGCTTGTCGAGGTCGCGGTCCAGCTGCTCCCAGTGCTTGGTGCGCTCATCCTTGGGCAGCTCGTTGGGCGAACGAAGGGTGAGCTGCGCAAAGCGGCTGCGATCGGCGCCCTGCTTCAGGGCGGTGGCGATGGATGACATCAGGAACATCGAGCGGATGTTGAAGCGAGTCACATCACCGCCGGGGCTGCCCTTGATGAGGGTGGCGTGAGACTCGCTGGACGCAACGCGAGCCAGGGAAAGGATGTTCTGCATCCGCACCTGGTCGGCCTTCTCGTTCGACTCGGCCTCGTCGAAGACAACAGGCAGCGCATCACAGCGCAGGGTCTGGCGCAGGCCGGCCTCGGTGGTGTTGCCAGCAACGATCAGCCCCATGTCGGCCAGAAGCGGCGCAACGTAGCGATCGAGAATGGCGGACTTGCCAGATCCTGCTGCAGCCGTAAGCCAGACATGGGGGCGCCATGGGAGAGCCCCGCAGATTGGCGCAAGGGTCACCCAGCCGGCGAGCAACATGCCAGAGGCGGGCACCTCCCAGTGGAAGCGCTCCGCGATCTCACAAAGGATCAACGCTTCGGCATCGGTGAGGGGTGACTCCTCGCCAGGGCCGGCCAGCTCTGGCATCCGGTGGTACAGGTAGCTGGAGTCGAATGGCTTGAGGACGGGGTGACGCTTGCCATCAACCACCAGCTGATCACCGAGGTGGAGGATGGTGCGCTTGTTGTCCCACCATGCGCCGCGGCCACGGATCCGGTCGGGGTTGTAGACGCCACGCTCGGCGCTGATAGCAAAGAGGGTGGCCGCTGCTTGCGTCCAGTCGATGCCGCCGCGCTCGTTCGGGCACAACTGGCGCCAATAGTTGAGTCCAGCCAGTGATGCGAGGTTGGTGGATGTGTGCGCTGCGCGGGTGAGGCGCACTACCTGGCCGGTGTTGTGTGGGCGGTAGTAATAGGCGTCACCGTCAAAGCCGAGGCAGGTGAAATGATCGTTCGCGTCGAGGTCAGGCAGTTTGGGCTCGGGTTCGGGCTCATGCTCGACCAGCAGCTGGGCTGGGGGTTCGGGGTCCAGCTCTAGCGGTGCGGAGATGTTGGCCTTGACGTAGGCCGCGGCCTCATCAGCTGACCATGTGGCATCAGCCAGGTCCCAGCCCTCGGGGGCATCGGGTGGTGGGGTGACCATCTGCACCCGATCGACGGGAAGCCGCAGCAGCAGCTGGGCAAGGCGATCCATCGCCTGTTGACCAACAGCATCAGCATCAGGCCAGAGGATGATGCGCCGGCCGGTCAAGGGCGACCAGTCCGCTTTGTCGATGGCCTTGCAGCCTGATGGCCAGGTGGTGACCACAGCCTTGGGGTAGAGCTTGGTCGCGGCATCGGCCGCCTTCTCCCCTTCAACGATCAGCACGGTGCCGGTGCGCGCTCGTAGCTGATCGAGGTTCAGCAGCGGTCGCGGTGCAGGTGGCGCCTTCCATTCCCAGCGACTGCCGGACCACCAGAGGGGGCGGATCTTCTTGCCGGGGAAGCGACACACCATGAAGGTGTCGCTGTAGCGCCAGACGTGCTCGGCGCCTTTGGTGGGTGCTCCTGGCCGCTGTGGCGTGATGCCGAGGTACTGCTCAATGCGCTGGGCGGCTTCCTTGAAGGTCCAGCCAGTGCGGCGCAGCAGCAGGTCCATGCCAGAGCCACCGCCGCCGGTTTCCGATGGGCCGCCGCACTTGTTGCAGAACCATGAGCCGGTGCCGTCCTGATCATCGAAGCGATAGCGATCCTTGCCGCCGCAGAGCGGGCAAGGCTGATGCTTGTCGGTGAGCTGCTCGCTGGTGATGCCTGCAAGGGCGCCAAGGATCGACGGCCAATGGCCGTGGGCGAGTTCATAGATGCGGGTCATGCGTCGAGGCCAAGGATGAATTGCTGAACGGCTTGCTTGGAGTCTTCTTTCTCCTTGCAGCGTTGCTTGGCGATCTGATCAAGGCGTGCAGGCCATTCCCGTTCTGCCTTCTCAAGCAGGCTTGATTGCAATACGTGATCGAGCTTGTCGATGTGAGCAAGCACGTAGTCGTCTTCTTCGCCAGTGAAAGCGTGATAGAGCCGAGAAGGCGTCAACCACGCGCAAAACTCAGCAAGAAACCGCTGTTTGATCCAGTCAGGTCCTGAAAGGGTCATGGAGCAGTCCTGTCCTGCATTGCCTGCGCGATCAGCTGGCGAACAAAACCAGACCGCGAGATCAGTGACTGGGTTGCCTGACGATCAAGCCAGGTCACCTGCTCAGGCGGCAGGTCGAGAGTGATGGTGCGGCGCTGTGGTCGCTTAGGCTGCATCGGGTGCGCTGGGAGATCGCTGGGGAAAGCCTAGCGGGGTTTCGACCATGTGCAACGCATCCGTCACAGACCGGGCGATGCCAGCGATGCCACCAGCGCCGCGCACCACGCCGAGCCAGGCCTGCTGATCAGGGCGGACGCGGCCGGTGGGGGTCTTGACCTCGATCGAGGTGAACACGGCAAGGCGGCGGCCAACCATGTCGGGGGTCACCACGATGGAACGCCAGCCGATGAGATCCGCGGATCCACGGGCAAGGCCGAAGGTGACGAGCCGGCCTGTGCGGGGATCTGGCAAGCTGCCGACCTGGTTGCGAAAGAGGCGGGCATCAGGGCGGGTGCCGAGCGCGAGGCGGATGCGTTGCTGCAGGTCGGTCTCGGCATTGGGCACATTCACGCGCGCTGCTGCCGTGCAAAATAGACGTGTTTTGCCCA